TTCGAGGAGTGCGTGACCTCGAAGAGCGAGGCATTTCGCTTGAGATTGATGCCGAGGAAAATGCGTAATGGCTAGCTCTCGCGACCTTCGCTTAAATCTGGCCGGAGCAGTTGATCTAATAGATGCTTTGCGAGATGCGGGCAAAAAGATCAAGCCTGCGTTGCGCCGCGTAGCCAGAGCGTGCACTACGCCTATCCTTCGCACCGCTCGTACAGAGGTTCCGGCCAAGCGCAAGCGGATCATGCACCAGGGCAAAAAGGTTTTTCGTTACGGCACAACTGGCCAACTTAAGAAGAGCCTTGGCTACCGTGTAACGACATCTAAAAAAACAGGCGCAGTTTACGCAATCATCGGCCCGCGCCGCAACTTTAAGATCAAGGCATTTAAGACTTATCACAAGCCAAAACGAAGCGTTGCAGCGCAGCGCAATGTGATGGTGAATGTCGACCCAGTCAGATACGGCCACCTGATTGAAAATGGATTCACCGCTAAACTTTGGCGCTCTGGCAAGCTACGGCCAGTAGCTGGCAAACCATTTTTAAAGCCAGCATTAAATGCCAATAGATCGCAATGCGAAGACATTACAGCACGCATTTTGAGTGAAGAGTTGCAAAAGGCGATGGCCAGAAAGACTGCGACTGTATGAGCGTACTCGGTCAGGCTGTGCGCACTTACTTGGCCGCCTACGCCAACTACGCCACCTATTTGCCTGGCGGAATATCACCAGACCAGACCGGCCAAGGCAACACTAGCCAGCCTTATGCGGTTTACCAGTCTGCTAGCAGGCAACGGCAAAGAACCACTGGCGGTTCCGTGGTCGCAACTACTGAACGTGTACAGGTAACAGTTGTCGGCGAGACGCGCAGTAGCTCACAGGCTACAGCCAACTGGATCGCATCTGCCATTGCTGCAACACCAAGCCGGCAGACTATTGGCAGCTTGTTTGTCCATCAATGGTTGGTCGAGGAAGAAGCAAGCTCCAATGAGCTTTACCAAGACGGATCGGACGAGTCAGCACGCATAATCTCTATCGAGATTGTCGGGACATACACAGAATAGGAGCAAGACATGGCTGTAGTACTACCACTTGGAACGATTGCGACACTTACGCCAGCAACTGGCACTGCAATTGTCCTAAATTGCATCAGCATCACCGGCACTACTCGATCAGTTGCCATGGCTGATATTACGGCATTAAGTGATTACATGCTGAAAAAGCTGCCAAGCCGCGTTGATCCCGGCACTGTGAGTTTCGAGGTTTACCTTGAAGACACAGCAACTGCCACAAATACACTAAAAACACTGCGCGACTGGCAAGCAACTGTCACCGGGTCAAGCATCGGCTACAACAGCGTCACGCTAAGCATCAATTTCCCTGGCTCGACTATTGATGCGCTGATCAGTTACCAGGGCTATATTAGCGGGATTACTGAGCCAACTGTTGGCGCAAGTGATGAGGCGTTGCGCTTTTCAGTGACTTTGCAAGTGACTGCGGTCTAACGGAGAACCTGAATGGGCTTTAATAGGGACGAGATTCTTGGCAAACGCCGAGGCAAAGTTGAAGAGCTGAAGGTGCCTGAGTGGGGTGGCACCGTGTTTTTGCGAGAAATTACAGCCAGCGAAAGAGACGCATTCGAGGCTTCATCTCTCGATAAAAAAGGCAGCGCCAAGATGGTTAACATCCGCGCCAGGCTGGCGGTGCTGACGTTGGCAGACAGCACTGGTCTACGAATGTTTGCCGATTCTGATGTGGTCGCACTGGGCGAGTTGCCTGCCTCGGCAATGGATCGCATCTTTGAAGCGTCCATGCGAATTAACAGGCTCACTAAATCAGATGTGGATGAGCTGGAAAAAAACTACGAGAACCAGGCGGAAGCACCCGCCGCCTGATGTTTGCCTTAGCCGGCCACCTTGGCATGACGGTGGCTGAGCTGGGTGATCGGTTGACTAGTTGTGAACTGTCTGAATGGATAGCCTTGCTGGCAGTTGAGCCATGGGGGCCATATCGGCAGGATCTGCTGAATGCCATTTCCTGCTATGCCAGCGCAGCGCCTTGGTGCAAAAACACAAAGGTGAGTGATTGGATCCCTCGTTTCGACAAGCATGAGCCTGACCGTGATTCCATTTTGACATACTTGAAAGCCACGGGGGCAAGCATCCATGGCGACAATCAGTAAATTAGCGATCAACCTTGGATGGAATGGCCAACAGGCTGAAGACGGATTAGCTAGGACAGCAAAGAAAACAAGCGAGGCTGGCAAAAAAGCTGACGAAGCTGGTTCAGCATTTGGCCGGCTGGCACAGGCGCTTAAAGGTGCTAACGATGTCAAGTCTGGATTCGACATGCTGCGAGGTGTTACGCAGTTCTTTATAGGCACACCAATTGCCGCAGTCGGTTCGATGATGAAGCTTGGCGGCGAATTGGAAACAATGCAAATCAAGATGGGACTGCTGGCCGGCAGCTTCGATAAAGGAGCTGAAAGCCTAGAAAATTTGCGCCAGATCACGCGCGATATGGGTGTGCCACTTGAAGAGGTTGTCGGTGGATTCCAGCAGCTTACAGCGGCAGGAGTAGATACCGGCAGCGCTGAAAAACTGATGCGAACATTTGCCGAGGTTTCGCCACTATTGGGCCAAGGTGGCTTGGGTCAATTAGCTGGCGGCATCAGCCAGATGGCAAAAAGTGGTATTGCCGAAGCGGCCACGCTGCAGCAGATGCAAGCAAGCGGGCTGAAAGTGTACGAGGCTTTGGCCGTGCGCCTGGGCAAAGTAACCGGTCAGTTTCACTCGGTGGAAGATGCCATCAATGCAGTCAACAATAAGACCGTTCAAGCGAGTACTGCGGTATTGGCCATGCAGGATGCAGTAAAAACACCGGAAGCTATCGAGGCATCTCAAAGGCTGTTTAATAGTTTTGATGGCCAGCTAAGCCGTTTACAACAAGGCGTTGTTGAGCTGTTCAGGGACATTGGGAAAGGCTTAATAGACGGCTTGGATATTCCGGCATTCTTGGCAAGTCTTCGTGGTGTAATTGAATCGATTGCCATCATAGTCAAAGAGCTTCTGTCGAATCTTACAGCGATTATGGGGCCAGAAGGCAAAGGCAACCAGATTGAAAAAAACTTTAAAAATGCCAGAGATTTTGCGTTTCAGATGGCCGAACGACTGGCGACATCTGGCAACGACCTGATCACTAATTTTGACAAGATGATCTCCCACATCAAGGAAACATTCGAGAACATCAAAGCATTTTTTGAATCCCCTACAGACATGGAAGCCCAGAAGAATCGCCAGCATTTCAATAGATTTGTTGGCAATAGGGAAAGAACAGATGCTGAAATAGCTGGCCAGTCACGCGCTTTAGATATTGCCAATTTTTTTGCAGGCGTAGAAAACAATGCCAAAGGCCTAGACAGAAAACGAGCCATGGATTTTGCCGCACCAAAGGAGCGTGGTGGCGCGTTTGATCCAGTTAGGATCAAGCAAAAAGAGATGGCCAGTACATCTGATTTCACTGTGCAAAAACTACAAGCAGGTAGCACAGCAGCAGTTGAGGCCATGGTTCGCAACCAGCTGGGCGGCGGTAAAGAACCGCAACAGGAGATACTAGCAGAGGCTAAAGAACAAACTCGCCAAGGCGCAGAAATGCTAACACTTTTGGCTGGTATCAAACTACCAGCCACAGTTCAAGTAGGCATCTGAGGTAACCAATGGCCTACACGCTATTCAGAGAAGTTATTGAAGGCCGCAGTGGCAGCGTCGATCAGCGCTACCAGCGAGCGTACAAGCGCGCGTTTCTGGTCAAGACTGATTCGGCTGGCTATGGTCCCTATTACGCTGGCAGCCATCCCAGCCTGCCGCTTGTCTGGTCAGTTCACCCAGAAGACTCGCTGGCCTACTGCGTTGGCTTCTCGGTAGATCAAGACCAGAACGATGGCACGCTCTGGCGAGTAACAGCCAACTACGCCTACAACGCCGACACATTCCAAGGCGGTGGCACTGGCACTGGCGCAACCGGCAACCCTGCGATAGATACGCAGCAGCAAGGCCAAGCGCCTGCCGACCGGGTGCAGTCGCCACTATCTAGGCCAAGAGATTACCAAATATCTACTGTCGCCTATCCAGAGGCGCTGCGCGGAGATGTGGACGGCAACGCAATTCTCAATAGTGCCTACGATCCGTTTCTGCCAGCTAGCGAGATTCAGAAGTTTGGCGCACAAATCACCATCGGCCTGAACGCATCCACTCCACCATCTGAAGCATGGATGAGCGCAGTCGGCAAACTGAACGCAACCACGCTGACCATCACACCACCAGGCTCAACGATTTCGCTGGCGGCAAAAACAACCAGGCTAAACAGTCTGAACGCTCAGGCTGTCTACGAAAACGGTTTGGCCTATTGGCGTTGGACTCTAGCGTTTGAGTTTCGGCCTAGCACCACAACCTACACCAGCGGATGGGTGCAGCTAGGTGCCAGTTGGCCAGTGCTCGGATGGAAGCTGGTTTTGCTGGATGCCGGAAAACGTAGATGGGATGGCACGCGGTACACAGCGTTTAGTGATCCACCTGGTCAGCAGCCAGTCACACAGGCTGTGCTGATGGACGGCAGCACTAACAGACTTGCCGCAGACACCAAGCCTTACTACAAGGCTTGGGACATCTACCGCACTATCACCTTCCCGAGTCCGCTCTAATGGCTGGCTATTCGCTAGAGCTAGAGACGATCAAGCGCCTCGGCAAAATGCTAAAGGCGTTTGAAGGTGGTGGCATGGCGCCAACATTTCGCGAGCATCTGACCGAGCAGTATGAGGTGCAGGGCGTTGCTGTGCGGGTGGTTCAGGTGACAGGTGCCAAGCAGTCAGACGGCACCTATCCGGCCAAGCTTCTAGGCAGAAACAGCGATGCCTACAGTTCGACTTGGTCAGACTACGAGATCGTCAGCGTCATTGAGCCAAACAACGCCACACTAACCAACGGCAATAAATACGTTGCGCTCTGCGTAGGCTGGTATGCCGGCAGTGGTTCTGGTTCTGGTTCTGGTTCTGGTTCTGGTTCTGGCAGCGCTGCTGGTCTGTGGGTGGTGGCTGGTAGTGTGCCGGGCGCAAACCTGACGCAGACGGTTGTGACTGATGTGACTTGTTCCGGGTCTACATTAGTGGTGACTAAGAAGATTCTGACTATTCCAGGCGGGACGGTGACCTGATGCCATTCCCAAG